AGATTCTTTACAATCTATTGAAACATTATTGCGAAAAGCAGAAGGTCAAAGTACAACTTTATCTTTGTATTCAAAACCTATTATTTTACAAAGCAAGGCAGTTAAGCGTATAAAATACTACAACGACTTGCACGTTCAAATTAGCGGTAAGCCTGTCTATTTTACAACGGCTCAAAGAGACACGGCAAAGTTTATCGGAGATTGGAGGCTAAATTTTAACAGTGAAATCATTGATGGAGTTATTGAGTTAAATGTAAACAAGCGGCTAATCTTTAATCCAGACAACGGCAAGGTGTACACGATTTCAAGTAACCTACTTTTATCTACATTTACCAATCAAGTTTCATTTGCTTTCAATGGCGTTAAATACGATTTGTACAAGTATGCCGAGGGCAAATTTGCAACCGTTGATGGTGATGTGAGGCTAATAAAAACGGAATAATGAAAGCAATAATTTATAATCTTTTAAAGGTAGGTTACGAAGGCATTGCTTATTCCATTTGTTGCGGAATCATTTTTTCATTTATATTTCCTATTAAGCATTTCTTGGTTTTTACAATATTCGTTGTTTTTGCGGACACACTCACGGGAATTATTGCGGCAAAGAAACGAGGGGAAAAGATAACCAGCAAAGGGCTTTATCGTACATCGCAAAAGGTGGCGGTTTATTTTTGCGGTATAATGATATTTCACGGTGCAAGTATAACCTTTGGATTACCTTTTCAAATTGTTTATTCAGTTAGTTTCTTGATAGCATTTACGGAGCTTTACAGTATTTCGGAGAACATAAAAGTAATCACTGGCGTTAATTTAAAAACGACCATTCTTCGCTTTTTTAACAAGTAACCATTAAATAAATTTATATGTCAAACGAAGTATTAGGAGTAAAAGAAACAAAAGAAGTTTTAAATTTCGGTTTCGATTTATTGGAGGCAATCATCAAATCTTTGGAAGACAAAAAGTTTTCTATCGTTACTGATTCGCCTCGTTTTGTACCTGTTATTTTTTCAGCTGCAAAAGCATTTGCTGGCATTGAATTAGTTAAACAGGAGTTAACTGACCTTACACCAGAAGAACAAGATGAACTTGTAAACGAGTTGAAACAAAGATTTGACTTAAAGAATGATGCGGTTGAATTACTTGTAGAGGATGTTTTAGACCATGTTTTCTTAACAATTAAACTTGCTAAAAGATTTCAATCTATTAAGCAGTAAATTATAGGCGCAGACGATTCGCTACCTTATGCGGCTTCAGGGCGTTGTATTGATTTACACCGCCCTTTTTTTAAAAAAAAAACGATGCTAAAGAAATTATTTCCCAATACACATGAATTTTTAGACTACCAAGTATATCAAAAAGATAGGTATTTTTTATTTATCTCAGATGTACATTTAGATAGTGTTCATTGTGATAGAGTAAAATTAAAACAACACCTTGATTTGGCTTTGGAAAGAAATGCTCCAGTATTTATTTTTGGTGATTTGCTTGACTTGATGCAAGGCAAATATGACCCTCGTAGCAATAAAGCAGATTTAAACCCAAAATACAATACTGCAAGATACATAGACGAAGTCATTAAAGATGTGGTCGAATTTTTAATGCCATACAAATCTATTTTAGCTTTTTATTCCTCAGGCAACCATGAAACAAGCGTTGAAAAACGAATTGAATACGGAATAGTTGATAAAATTTGTTATCAGTTAGAAATGAGTCAAGGAAATTACTCTGGCTACATTTATTGCAGATTTTTTGCTTATTTTGAAGAAGGTACAAAAGTACCTTTGATTATAAGTTTCCACCACGGATACGGAGGTGGAGGTGCGGTAACGCGTGATAGTATCAGTACAAATAGAAAAGCAGTTTACCTTCCAGATGCCCAAATTGTTATATCTGGTCACACTCACGACAGATGGATAATACCAATTACACGTAACCGTATAAGTCGTTACGGTGAAAGCATAGACCAACAATGGCACATTAAAACGGGAACGTATCAAAATGCACCGATTGATTTTAATGGTTATGCGGTCGAAAAAGGTTTAGCACCTAAATCTGGTGCTGGAATATGGATGAAGTACACAATTGGCTCAGACCTTAAATTAAATTATAATTTTCAATTTGCAGAATGAAATCAAATAAATTTTGTGTATTCCTTGATGCTGGTCACGGCGGCATAGACGATAAAAAGAAATTACCTTACAATTACACAACATACCCGTCAAAGTGTTTTCAGCATAATAATGCAAAATTCCACGGTTACGGTTGGTTCTTTGAAGGCGTGTTTAATCGGGAAGTAACGGCAAAGATTGAGCAGTATTTGAAGGACTGGGGAATGTCGGTGATAAATGTTTACGACCCTGTCATTGACGTAAGCCTAACAAAGCGCGTAGCAAAGGCAAACATGAACGCTCAAAATTATGAAGCTTCGTTGTACCTGAGTATTCATGGAAACGCGGCAACGCCAACGGCAAGGGGTTTTGAGGTGTTCACATCTAAGGGGCAAACAAAGTCAGACATTTACGCTGAGTTCTTATTTAATGAGGTTAAGGAGGCTTTTCCAAAATGGTTGTTTCGAAGCGATACGATTGACAATGACCCAGACAAGGAAGAAAATTTCTTTGTATTGAGCCAAACAAATATGCCAGCGGCGTTATCTGAAAACGGGTTCTTTACCAATTACAAAGACGCGTTGATGATGTTTGACCCAGTCTTTCAGAACACATTGGCGCTTTGTCATGCCCGTGCGGTGGTTGATTATGCAAAAACTCAAGGGATTACGTTTTAAAATGGAAAGGGTTGACGCAATTGCCAACCCCGATTTCACCACTAATTTAGAACAAACGTAACCTATTTTTTAATGTATAATTTGATTTATAATTTTCAATGATAAATTTGTGACCGCCTCCCCGTCCGTGCTTTTATACATACGATATGCTATTGTAAGCATTCGCCCTTTGTCCATTGTCATCATTGGCGGGTTTAAGTCTGGAAGCAAAGGCTCAAGATAAAATTTAAGTAAAGCAATTTTACTATTTAAACCGTCGGAATATTTAATCGGTTTTGGATAAGTTTTAGCAATCATTTCAATTTCTTTCCAAGTGCTTATCTCAATGCCGTCGATTAATTCGTTATTTCTTTTCATGTTTTTGGTAATTTTTAGCCTGTAAAGCAAGAATAAAACAGTCGATTTCGTCTTGACTTATTTTGGCTGGTTGAAAATTTGGTTCAAACTTGTAACCTTCGATTTTGAAGATTTTCATAAATATTTCCTTTCCCCATTTTTTGCCCTTTTGCTCAGGGCTTATGTTGTAACCCTCGTATCCGTTTTCTTTTATCCATTCATAGGCAATACGGGAAGCACCTTGATTCATGCCGACGTTTCGTGACATACGGCTAAGAATAGCGCGGTTAATGGATGAATTAAAGGTTACGTTTTGAAGGCTGGAATCTTCCACCAGAACCACGGGGCGTTCGTATTGTGTCCACTTTGGAACGTCGAGGATAAAATCCACGAACCTTTTGTATTTCGTGAATCTTACCTCTTTGCCTTGAATGATGCAAGCCGCCATTCCGTTTATTCTTATCGCTGGGTCAACCCCGATGTATGTCCTCAAAGTGTTATCGTTTGGAACGAAGTTACATAACCCTTACTTTCTTTAGGTGCATCTTCCGTGACTTTTTTTGCAGCGACCCTTCTTTTGCGTCTTTTAATAATCTTTGGTTCTTCCAAGCCGTATGCCTCTACTCCTTTGTTAACGAAGTTTATTTCAAGTAAATAGCCAAAACATACGATTGTTCCCACGAAAAAGAACATTGTAATAAATTCCGCGCCAGAATACTTTTCCATCAACCCGAAGAAAACTTCGATTAAGGCTATTACCGTTGCGCCTAATGCTATTTTAGGTGGGAAAGGGCTTCTTCCTTTAGTAGGGTTTAGAAAGTCCATGAAAACGACTGCAAATCGTCCAAGTTGTAAAATGGTTGATGCAATGATTGCTATCCAAAAATTAATCGGTAAAAATATAGCAGTCAAATAAGCATTAACCCCATAGGTTAAAACTATTGTCAAAAGCATAATTGTTGGAATGTTATCGCTAATGCTTTCAAAAGTCCATTTAAACTGGGTGTTGGTGAAATTCTTTTCCATTTGTTTATTGTTAAGTGGTGAAAAAAATAGGGCAGCTGGGGGACTGCCCTTTTAGGTTTACCAATTTGTTGTTATTTCAATCGCGTTTCCGTAACTATAACGAGCATGAGTTTTGGTTCCAGTCTTAAAAAAATGAAGATAAGTATCATAAAAATGTTTTATGCCATTTCTCGTATAACACTCAACTATTTTAACTTCAAAAATATTTTCTTTAACAGATACTACGATTCCTTCCTGTATTTGATTATTGTCAGTGTAAAATGAAACCATGTTTCCTTCTTTTACATTTTCAAATTTTCTTAATTTTTTCATCATGTTGTTTTTAAGTGGTGATTTATCGTTTGTTCGTTTCGATATGTAAATATATAAATAAATATTTAAACAAAAAAATATTTACACAAATAAATGAAAAATAATTCAAAAAACATTGTATTCTTTCTTCAAAGGGAAATTATCCCGTTTGATTTGCCAGTATTCAGCCATCAATGAAGCACGGAATTTGTAATCCCTGTCCGTGTGATATCCTGATTTATAAACGCATTTACAAATGGATTCGTACAACTTAATCCCTTTGATTTTGTAATTTGCCTTTTTACAGGCGGCGTATCTTCCAGAGTTCAAAACACCAGCCCAAAGCTTCATGCCTTCTTCCGTGGTTTCGGCACTCATAAATTTAGCCCTTATGTATTTATCTTTTCCCCTGATGACCTCACGGGTCTTGTAGGTTACCGATTGTTGACCTTTCAAAGCCTTAACCCCTCCAGCGTTTGCGTGCTTGCGCCAAAGTTCTGTTTCAACCCCCTGACTTGTTGCCTCAATGATGAAAAAAGAATAAATCATTGATACGGGAAAATCGGTTAATAAGTGAACGTTCATTAACATTGATTCGTAGCAATAGGCAAGGTATATTCTACGCAATTTTGAGCGGTCAACTTTTGCAAGGTTACGAAAACCGCGACCTTCCAATGTTTGCCTAAGTTGTAACCCTGATAACTTGCGCACCTCGTACCCGTAGGAACGTGACCCGTAGGCGCTTTCGTCAATGGCTTTGTCCTCAGCCTTTGCGGGAAAGGTCAACGTCGTTATTTTATGAACATAAACCGTGTCACGCTCAATAATTGGAACGAATGAGGTATACTGGTAATTTGTGTTTATTGGGGAATAAATCAACCCAACAATAAAGGCAATGCCAACCCCTCCAGCAATCTGGAAAGGAAGGCGTTTGTTTTGTGGAACGTATGTTTCTATAATTGGCTCTTTCATGATTATTGAATTACTTGTTCAGCAAAAAAGTATCCACCATCATACTCGATGGTTATGTCGTTAGCATCTGCAATAACATTGCCGTCGCAGTCTCGGATAAGTCCACCCATTGTAAACTCATCCTCAGGGAAATAATCTTCATTTCGCATTTTTGCATAAACCTTTTCAACGGCTTCACGCTTACAATAGGCTGCAACTTCTTCGTTTAAATCCTGATACCTTTTGGCGTTGCCAAAGTACATAACTGAATAAATTTGCTTTTCCATTTTGGTTGTTTTTAAAAAATAGTATTGTTAAAAAAATAATTTAAATCTTTCCGAGTACGATAATAAATAGCCTCTATGGGATTTTCATTAATATCCCATTCTATTCTATTTCCATTGGCATCGATAGGGTAAACAACCCAATGCCTTTGATATGTATCGTAAAAATATTCGTAGCCGTTTTTTTGGTATGATTTCATCATGATTGGTTCTTTTGTTATGTAAATTTAATTTAAATTATTTACATAAAAAAATATTTACAACATTATTTCAAAAAAAAATCCCGCACCAATGAGATACGGGATAAAATTCAACCAAATGATGCAATACTTATTTCTTTATCTTCAACCTCAATACCCAGTTCTTTAAACTTTTTTATTGCATCTTCAATACTTTCCGCGTCGGTAATAATTCTTCCGCTTTTCCATTTGATTTCATATTTCATCAGTACCATTTTTTTAAAGTGTCAACAATAAAATAAATGGCATAAGCCAAAGTTAAGATACCCCCAGCGGCTACAATCATAAGCGCTAAATCCTTAATCAATTTTTGTTTTTCGTTTTCTGTTAACATGATTTTTCTAATTTTTTATTAAAAAACTGGTGTACGTTTTGCTTATCTCTTTACAAGTCTGCTCAATTAAAACAATGCCTTTTAATAAATCGTCCATTTCAAAGGTATGCCTAATTTCATGGCTTTCACCCGTGAAAGATAAACCGTTTTTAGTTCTTTTTGTCCCCAACCAGTTGATTTGACTTTCGGGGATTGATTCACCGTTGACAAACATTGCCAAAGCATACACTTTCATTTGAAGACTATCTTTTAACGTGTCGATTGTCCAAGGCTTTCCTGAGGTTTTAAAATCAATGACCCTGTTATTTTCTAAATCCCAAGCATCAATAAAACCCTTTACTTGAATGTCATTAATACTTAGGCTTATTTCCTTTTCAGCCTCGCAACCTTTGAAGCTTTGTATCTTGTCAATGTAAAAATCGGGAAAGGTTTCCATTATAATTCCATCTTTGATATACGCTTCGGTATCCTCGGCAAATTGTTTTCCAAAGTTCATGTAAATGGAAGATTCTTCTGGAAGGTTATGAAAATATCGGTTGATGTACTTTTGTCGGTCAGAATACCAAAGGTTTATTTGACTAACTGATATATATGGTTTTGGAAGTAGCATGGTTATTTTAATTTTAAGGTTTTAAATAAATCAATTATACTTTTAACTGTTTCATAAGATTCAATTTTAAAACCATTTAATTCCCAGTCGTCACCAAACCCAAAATCAACAATCCAATTATCATTTATAACTTCTTCTTTTGCAATAGATTCAAATCTCATTGTATTTTCTATTTCTAATATATACCAATAATAGATAAAATTTTCATTTACTAATTTTTCATCAATTATATCTGAGTTTTCATCTACATAAACCCTTTTAAACCCTAATTCTATTAGTTGATTTTCATTCATTTTACTTTGTTTTTGCATCGGTAAATCCCCAGCCATTTTACAGGCTGGGGCAAACATACCAATATGAGATTAAAAATATTTTCCGATTTGAATAAAAATAGTAGCGGCGGCTGGCTGCGCTTGCGCTGGCTCAAGTCCTGACGCTTGCAACTGGTGAAATATGTCGGCGTAAATGCCCGTCATAAAGGTTGCCTTTTCGCTTATTTCTTCCGCGCTTAATTTCCCGTTCGTTTTAGGGGCTACATTTACCCCCTGTTGCACGTTATTTCCCTCAGTGAGTGTTTGTACCTTTTCGGGTAATTCGTTCGCTGTGACCATGTCATAAGCCACCTTGTAGCTTTTGCCGTCGTGTATAATGGTAACGACGTCGTCTTTTTGTAAAGCCTTCAATTTTTCATCGTCTGGTTTCCCGTACACGCGAATGTCTGTACCGTTTTCCAATGTGATTGCAGCGTTGATAGAAGCGCCATATTGACCTTCGAAAACTTTGCCCGCCGTGTATTTAACCTTGCCTTTTAGAATATTCATGACCCATGTTTATTTGAAAGTTTTGAGAATCGTACCACATTTGTTTTTTATGGTCGCTTATTTTTTTCCAGTCTATTTCCTCGTTATAGTGTATTGCTTTTCCAGATACAAAGTATTTTTCAAGTTCACCAACCCCGCGCTTTCTCCACCATATTTTGAGGTGGTCAGGCTCAACAATATGGTTAGGGCAAACAGTGATTGAGGCGTTTAACGCGAAGTCTTGTATTTTCATTTTGTAGGTATTTTTTCCATTTCATTAATAATTCTGCTACATTCTTCAACTAATCCATCGCTAAGTTTTGTTGTCCATGACTTATTTTTCCCCATTGAATGAGCTGAAAATTTGTTGCACATGTCAACTATTTCGTCTTTGTAACATTGGTAAGGATTCTTTTTATAAAGGTCGTATATGCTGGATATATATCTGAGTGAAAACATAAACATATCCAGTGCTATACGCCAAGATTCTTCTTCTTTTTCCTTTAATAAATCAATTTCCGCTTTTAAAAAATCAGAATAATCTTTGTAAAGATTGCCTTTAAATACAAATGGTAAAGTGTCCATAATTGGTTGTTTTTAAAAATGTTAATTAATTCTTTATGATTACCCAGTCCAATTCATTCTCATCCACAAGGGGCATAAGATTAAATCTGTTAATGTTTGGGTATAATTGAAGGTCAAGGTCATGCGGCTCAAATGTCCAGCCGTGTACCTCAATGTTATCGTCTGGGCTATGAGGTTTTGTTTGTCCATAAAGACCAAAGCCGCTGGAAAAAAGGACGTGTACAAAGTGACCAAGTTTTTTGTCAAGGCAACACTTGACGGTAAATTTTGTAATACTCATGACTGGTTGTTTTTGTTATTTTCAATATGTAAATTTAATTATAATTATTTATATAAAAAAATATTTACAACATTATTTTTAAAAAAAAAGTGGGAAATAAAATACCTCCCACCATGAAAACCAGATTGCATGAAAAATTATTTCCTGTTCAAAACGATTCGCCAGACCGCCAACTTTTGCGCAATGATAATCGCCCGCTTTTTACCTTCTTCTTCCACCCGATACAACTGGGTTTTAAAGTCAATGTAACTGTCGGCTTGTATCTTTTGTTTGCTTGCTATATCCTGAGCCTCTTCCCAAATAGCGCGTTTTTCACCCTCAGCGTAACCAATTAACCCAGCCTCCATCGCGGCGTCATACCAATAAACGGGTACATCTTCGTATGATTCACCTTTAAAGCCGCTTAACATTTCGGGAAATTCTGCGTAAAACTTGCGCTTTGCCTCAACTTGTCTTTGTTCTTCTTGTAACTTTGCTTGTTTCTTTTCATCTTCCATATCCACGGTAAAATAAACCTTTTGCCGCCATGTTATATAAGCCGTTAAAATCCTTCCAATAGCAGCTAAATCAACTTTGCCGTATAACTTATGGTCATCAATGTTCAACTCTTGCCGTGCGAACTTTTCGAATGCCAGTTTTATCTCATCAACCGCTATTAATTTGTAAGTGGTGATAAATTGGGTCACCTCAACCAAGTGTTCTGGACTTGCATCAATGCCGTACAGGGGTAGAATACTTTTAACGACTTGGTTAATTTTGGGCAAGTTTTCAACGATACCCGTTTTAAATAATCTTTTTTCTCGATTGTCAATTACAAGTTGAATGTCCTGTATCTTTTCTTCGATTGTCATTGCAATAGCTGGTAAATTCATATAAGTTAGTTTTTATAATTGTAAATATAAATTAAAATAAATTAATCCCCACAAAAACAAGATATATCTGGTTCATCAAATAAAGTTTTATTTAACCCTAATGACTTAATAGTTTCCATTTTAAAATCCTTATGAAACCTTGCATTAATTTTATTTTCTTGTTCAATCCACCAGTCTAATCTTTCTGGCATTAAATTAGCTTGAGCAACTTTCTTTTTTGTTCCTTTCATAAAACAAAAATCACAATTACTCAATGTGCTATGTATTTTAAGGTCAAATCCTTGGTTACTCCAAAATGTTTTAACATCATTTACAGTAATATTAAAATCCCAAAGGGGAAATATATAATCCCATCTATCTTTAGATACTTTATTTTTTATTTTATGATACCTATTTGGCTCATCTTTTCTTATTCCAATAGCAGCGTCCCAATGTTTATGTCCTAATGATTTTAAATACCTTGCCATAGGTAATATTTTTAATTCGGTAGTACAAAATCTTTTAACCCTGTTTGGCAAATATCCCCTTTCTTTTATCATGTCAGAAAATGGTTCACCATTTCTGGAAGATGATTCGTAGTTTACAATTTTATATTTATTCTCATTGCAAAATTCTAACCAAACTACACCAAGATTCCATCTAACATCACATTCATTTACAAAATCTAATGTTTCATTCATTTCCCTACCAGTATTTGCAAAAGTAAAAATCAATTCATCTTTTGGATAATTATCAATCATAATCTTTGCCATCATTGCGGATGAACGACCCCCCGAAAAACTTACTTGTATCATGTTATTGTGTTTGATATTTCTTCATAGCCTCAGCCAATAGCCTGTCAACTTCATCGTCGTAAGCCTTTTTCTTTGCAGCTGGTGAAGACGTTTGGTAAGCCGTGTATATTTTTCCCGCCTGTCCGTATAAAATCGCTGGGGTAAAATTGGCTTTTAACCATTTGTCAGGCAATGACCAAGCCGCCTGTAAAAATACTTTTAATGCCTCATTCGTATCGTTATTCCTGTCAACTTTTTCAATCCAACGCAACAAATATACCATGCCTCCAGCATCTTTTGGGCTCATAATATAATGTCCTTTCTGGTCGGTCGGGTACGCCGCGCCTGATAACTGTTCGAAGGTTTGGCAAAACACGGTGAAGGCTTCGTATGTTGGGTTTGGCTTCTTTTCTTTCTTTTCTTTTACGCAACTTTCTTTACTTTCTTTTTCACTTTGCAACTTAGCAACAACGCTAAAAGGATTTACTTTGCTACTTTGAGAATCATTAATAGTAATTTTTTCAAAGTGGGAAAACTCGTTTTCAAACTCTTTGTCTAAGTCTATATTTATAATAGTATTTCTTTGTTCTAAGTTAGTATTTGTTAGTGACGACTTTTCCCGTGTCGGTTTTTTACCGTCGCGGACTTTTACCGTGTCGGCTTTTTTAGTACACGGTGAAAAATTTAAGGTATAATCATAACTATCAAATTTTCCTACCTCCCTTCTTTGTTCCCTATCCAAATACCCTGTTTCCAAAAGTTCTTCAATGTATTTCCTAAGGGTGTCCTTTGTGTACCCCAGTTCCTTTGCCATTACGCCTTGATAAAATTTCCAGTCATCAGGCATCGAAGCCATGTAACAAAATATAAAACGAGCGCGGTCACTTAGGTTTTTGTTTCGTATAATGTCATTGGGGATAATGGTAAAATTATCTTTGATTTTGTTGTTTAGCTTGTTCATATTACTATATTTTAAAATTATTATTATCACAATGATTTTCAAACATTTCAATAACCTCTAAAACATTTTTTTGTACGGTTGTTTTACACCATTTTCTTTGGTAGTAAAGTTCCGATACAGGTTGTTTAGATACTATTATGTCTTCATTAACGTCGTGTATATAATGCCTAAAAACAATTACAACAACCCTTTTATTTCCATCTAAAATAGCATTAGCTAAATTCTCAAGTGCCATTCTTTGACCTTTTGGGAGTTCAGCATCACTATGTTTACCCTCTAAAATTACAAATGCTTTGCCATTATAATCTATAATTCCATCAATATCTGTTGGAGTTATATTTCTTCTTCTTATTAATCCTAAAAAGCTATTAATTTGTCTGGCTCTACCTTTAAATTTTAATTCATCTCTTTTAAAAAATTCTGACATTTTTGTTAAATAAAAAATGCCCCAACAAGTGCAGTCGCTGGGGCAAGGTTGAAACAATGTAGGATTTGTTCCATTTCCTTTGAAGGGCTGCACTCCGTTCAAAAGATTATGTAAATATAATATTATTTCTTTACAATTTTACTTTTTTATTTGTGCAAGGACGGGATTCGAACCTATTACGGTAACCTCTATTACACGCCCGCTTTGCCACCTTGCGCTACAAATATAAAAATAATTTTGTTAAAAATAATATTTAATTTATAAAATAAAAAAGTTTATATTTGCCCTATGAACTACCTGATTATAACCTCAATTACTGGAAACAAAGACGTACTGGTTGACCCTGAGACGACCTTTGATAATTGCACTTACATCGCTTTTGTCGATGAAGTTAACCATGACTTAAATGTTTGGAATCAAGTCCAGAATCACCAGTTTAGTATGATTGACCAGTTAAGGCATAGACGAAATGCAAAGGCTGAAAAGATACTTTGCATTCCTCAGGCTATAAACATTGACTTTGATTACATTATATGGCATGACGGGACGCATCAACTGGCAATCCATCCCGAAGAAATTATTAAGGAATACGGCGACGCAGATTTGTATGTTTTCCGTCACGCACAAAGACGTTGTTTATACCAAGAAATAGCCGCCGTGCTTGAGGGAAAGTTAGACAATGAAGACCTTGTAAAAAGTCAAATGAATTTTTATCAATCGGTTGGAATGCCGCCTTACTTTGGGCTTTACGAAATGGGATGTTATATAAGGAAGGTAAATCAAATTACCATTGATTTTGGTTTGGCTTGGTTTGAACAAGTATGCAAGTTTTCCAGCCGTGACCAGATTTCTTTTCCTTTTGTCCTTTGGAACTATGAAGAAAAAATAAAGGTTGCAATCCTAAAAGGTAACTGTTCAAAATATATTGGAACGCCGTTTGAAAACGAGGGTAATAAATATTTTATAAATCATGCAAACCACATCAAATGATACCATTATTTAAAGTTGCCATGAATCCAGAGGCATCAAAAGCCGTGGACAAAGTTTTATCGTCAGGCTTCATCGGTCAAGGGGAAGT